TGATGCACCAAAAGTTCCTGCACCTTCACCTGGACCAGCATCAGAACCCATAGACGCTGCTAAATTTTGTCTTGCTATTCTTGCTACCTCTGCAGCTTTCGCTGCCTCTCTTGCCGCAAAGAAATCTTCAATCGCTTGTTGTCCTCTATCTTTTAATTCTCTTCCTGCTTTCATAAATTGATAAGTTGGTGAGAATTGTTTTATCTTATCAAAGAAACTTATTTCTTCTTCTTTAACAGGTGCACCTCTTTGTAAATTTAACTGAGCCATAGACTCTCTAAAAGTTAAAGGCTCTTTAGGTGCTCTTGGTTGTATAGTTGTTATGCCACCACTATCAGATTCTGGAATAGGTATGATAGGTTTAACTGGATTGATTGCAGCAGGTTGTGGAAGTTGTGTTGTAATTCCTGTGGCTAGTTCTTCTGTCGTAGGCGTTGTAGGTCTATAAGCTTGCATCAGATAATCATCAATACTCATAGAAGATTGTAAAGTTGGATTTGATTCATACACGTTAATTAAGTTTTGTAATTTAGGGTCACGTGGTTGTGGAGTTACATTTCTTCTCACTCTTCCTCCTACAATAAATTTATTTCTTTTTTTAAAATCATCAAAGAGTTGTCTGTTACCAGGTCTTTTAATTTTATCACCCGTTGTTATGGATTTCTTACCAAATCTTTTTTTAATCTTCTTAATTGCACTTGCAACACCACCATCTGCCATATCTGGAATATCATCTGGTAAATCTTTTAATTTATCACCGAGATCTTTTTTCTCTTTGAGTCTTGCAACAGATTCTTTGTTTTGTCTTTTCATTCTAGCTAACATCTGAGCTTCTGTTTCTCTTTTTTTAAGACCCTCTCTAACTTTACCAAGTTTAATACCTGTGTCACTTTTAGGATTTATTAATTTATTATAAGGTTCTGGTCTTGGTTTAAATGGATTTGTAATTCTCTCTTTTGGAAACTCTATAACTTTTTTAGAATCGATGGCTTTCTGTCTTGCTTTCATTTTCATTTTTAACAAGTCAATACCTTTAGGCATAACACCTTTAGCTGCCTTGTATGCTTTGGCCATCAATCGTAATGCTTGTAAATATGTCATTAGTAATAGTTGTATTCTTTTTTAGTTTGCGTTTTGTCTTTTTCGTCTTCTGGATGCCCTATAAAACCTCCCTGTCTAAATCGCATCACAGCTTGAGTCATTGAATCTACTAAGTCGTCATTGTCTCCATACGGAAACGCAGCACATTCTTCAATCACTTCTTCTGCAAATTTATCGTCAGGCGCCCAAATTTGCCCTGACTCAAATAACGGGGCAACGGCGTTTACTCTAGCATGTTTATCGTTTCCTTTGCTAGGTGTGTAATTTATAACAGGTATCCCCATCTTTCGCAATTCATAAGTTAAAGGTAATCCAGATGCTTTACCTTCTATGATAACTGTATCAGGGTTCCAATACTTCCACTGATCATAAGCTACCTTCTTAAGTTCTGGAAACTCTAGTCGTTCTTTGTGTGCATCAAGTAGAATTAGATTCGGTCCGCTGTCCTCGTTTGGATAAAAGACGCCCCAGGTTGTGATCGCAGAGTAGTCAGCGGTTTCTTTTTTGAGGAACGCGGTGTCATAAGATTGTATAATATGTTCTAGCTTCGGTACATAACCTTTGTCCCAAACGTTCCACCATTCTCGTTTTATGATTGATCCCTCTTCTGCCGTTGGATCTTGCATCCACTGTGCATTCCATTTACCCGCGCTCAACGATGCTTTAACAGACTCTAACTCTTCTAGCTTCCAATACTCTGGCCATGTAGGTTTATTACTTGGTAAGATAGCTGGAAACTCTATGACTTCCCATTGATCTGCTTTTAATTCTTTTTGAGCTTTGATTAACATACCAGTTAAATCTTTTGTATTCCATCTGGTCATGACCACAACAATAGAACCACCTGGCTGTAAACGTTGTCTAGGTCCTGATGTATACCACTCGTAAGCTCTCTCTAGTGCTTGTGCGTTCAGTGCATCTTGCTCAGAGTGTGGATCATCGATGATAAGTAAGTCCGCTCCACGGCCCGTTATGGCCGATCCAACACCTGCTGCGTAGTATTCACCGCCCTGTTCTGTTTCCCATTTACCAGCCGCTTGACTATCCTCTCTTAATCTAGTTTTGAAAACGGTTTGGTATTCTGGGCTATCAATTAAAGTTTTAGCTTTACGACCAAAGCGGATCGCTAATTCAGTGGTGTGGGTCGTCTGAATAATTTTTAAATTTGGTTTTCTACCAACCATCCAAGCAGGCAGAAGATAAGAACTAAACTCTGACTTCGTATGTCTTGGTGGCATGTTAATAATAATTCTTTTTGATTTGCCCTCTGCCAAACGGTTAAATTTTTCTGCAATTTTTTTGTGGTGATCACCTTCTATAAATTCAGGCCAAACATGTTTGACAAAAGAAAGGAAATCAGATTTGACTTTGTTTTCAGTTTTTTTCTGGTCGAGTTTTATGGCGTATTTCATAAACTCTTTTTTAACGTCAGGTGGGAGCTTGTTTATAATTTCTTGTTTCATAAAAATTTTTGCAGAATTTTTTTGGACTTCTGTTTAACGTGAAAACGATTTTATACCATATCTATCTCTAAAACTAGGCATAAAGGTATATCTGTTGGGACCCCTTTTGCTGCAAGGGGGGTGGGGGGTCAATTGTGGCAACATTATGGCAAACTGTTTGGGACCCACTGGGCGGCCGCAGGCCGCGCACAACTTGTAGTTGAGTAGGCCCCCGCAGGGGGCCGACCCATTTTGGACACATAGTCTATTGACTATATGGGAAAATATGTTAGTCCAAAAGCGTCATATATGCGCCAGGATTTAGACGACTAAACTTATCTAATCCCGCTTGCATTGTTTTATAATCCTCATTCACTTCAGCCATTTTTATTTGATCGTATAGAATTGCCTCTTCATTCGTTAGCATTTCCGACTGACCCGAATATGGATTTGTTCTTTGATATTTTTTAAATGCCATATCTTCCTTTCTGTTATGTATGGGATAATATCATATATCCCATACATTGTCAAGTCTTATTATGGTAGTCCTACAAACATTGATGCGACTCCTCCAGTTGCAATTAATATTCCAAGATAAACATCTTGAGTATGAATTGCGTATATTATTCCGAACATTGCTAGGGCAAACCCTAGCAATATCATTAGCATTCTTGCAATAGTTTCACTCATATTTAATCCTCACATTTCCGACAGCGGTTCGGTAGCCGTTTGCATCTAAATCGTAATAAGTCATACAAGGTTTATTAAGCTGACTTGTCCACGCTTTGCAATCGTCTGTCCATTTTGCCTTTCTTGTTACGAACGCTTTGTGCTTTGTAGCAAAGTAAGTTATGTAAAATGTTTTATCTTTTATCATCTTCTAACTCCTTAATTCTTTGCTCTAGTTTTAGTAATCTTGTAGCCAACAAATTTAGATTGTCTGTGTTTGTCTCTACAATCTTGCCTAACTTCATTAAGTTATTGCCAGTTGTCACGTGCATATCCATGCCCTTGATAACGGCTTCTTGTAGTTTATTGTTAATCATATTTTCCTTTCTGTTATATGTGGGATAATATCACATCCCACATATAAGTCAAGCCCTTAATTTTGGCTTATCTGTTTTATTTTGGAAGTATCCACAACCCACGCAATACCAATCTTCTTGGTTGTTTGGTCAAGCGACCTAATTAAATCTTCAGGTGTTCCGCTTTCCATAACTGTATCAATAGAGTGTTGTTGTAGTTCCTCAAGTTGTTTGAGTTTCAAGCCTTCAGGTCTACGTCTGATCTCTCTATCAACAAGTTCTCTTGCCCACTCTTTTAATTGATCTTCACAATCGGCAAGAGATATCTCTTCATCTCTATTTCTAAAATTGTAGGTAAGGTCTTTTTTCTTATTCTCGTCTTGATCCGCCTTCTTCTTGAAGAAGGTTCTTGCCTTATCTCTTACGGCCTTTAGTTGAGCTTCCGCCTTCCTGAATTCATTTAAGATTTTATCAGCGCCCATTTTCTTGGCTAACTTACCGACTATCTTTTCAGTTGCTTCGGCTCTATATTGTTTTACCAACAATTCCTGTTCTTCAATTAAAGGCTCAAAGTTTCTTTTTACCTTCGACTTGAAGTGGTCTAGTTGATACTTTGTCATTGTTTTTCGCATATTATCCTTTCTGTTATTTTTATTTTATAAACTACTTGACAAACTATGTCAATGGGATTATATATTATTTTATGGCTCCTGGGTCATGAGCCCTAATAATAACTGACCCCTTGAGCCCTGGTCTATTGGTATCGTTCAAGGCGCCGAAATTGGATATACCATTTGATGATTTTCATCATACCAATGGACCTGGGGTCAAATAGAAACTTGAGCCCTGGTCCTACTATTTGTACGACGATACGAGATGCATTTCGGTAGTAGGACCTGGGGTCAAGTTGATTTGTCTTAAAAATATAAATCACACTTGCGTGGTTGCTTGCCTGTGCACAGGTGAAGTAGGTTTGCAACTTGGCCAAACTTGAGCCCTGATCTCTGCTATAAACCTGCGAGAGGCGAAACTCGTACGGCAGGGATCTGGGGTCAAGATTGATTACAGCAAGGCGGACGCGTTCGCCCCTGTAATCTGAGACCAAACTTGAGCCCAGATCCATCAGCCTGGAGGTAAACGCGCGCAGGTATGATGATGGATCTGGGGTCAAGCACATAGTTAATTACTATTAGGCCCTGCTCGAGCCTTAAACAATTACTGTCGGGCCTCAGCGTGTTTGACCAAACTTGAGCCCTGATCCATCTTCGAGATACCGGGTGTTGGTGTTGCAACGTGGAGATGGACTTGGCCAGAGGCTTGTCGTTAATAGCGCCAAGCCTCAAGCTTGACAAGCGACAAGCTGCAAGCTATTATGGGAAAATAACAGAAAGGAATTAATGAAAGTAAAAGAAGCAAAACAGATAACCGGATCGATGACAAGAACTTCAAAGATGCCGGGCCTATCTTACAGCCTACCTGCATGGGAATGCAAGACAGGCGCCAAGCTTGCAAAGATTAAAGGCAGCGTTTGCGCTGGCTGCTATGCAATGAAAGGTAACTATACCAGATACCCTGCAATTAAGGCTGCGCAATATGTAAGACTCAAAGCCATCACTGACCCGCGATGGGTGGATGCGATGGTGGCACAAATTAAAAACCAAAAATATTTTAGATGGCATGACGCCGGAGACATACAGAGCGAAGAGCATCTGTTAAAGATCTTTGAAGTGTGCAAGCGTACACCAAACACAAAGCATTGGATACCAACGCGCGAAGCGCAATTTTTAAAATTAATTTCCCCTGAAGAGGTCCCAGATAATTTAATAATCAGGATGTCTTCACATATGGTTGATCAGGCCCCGGTTACTTTCTGGCCGTGGACGTCAACGGTGAAAAATGGGAGCGGGACTTGTCCCGCTCCGAAGCAGGGCGGCAAGTGTGGTAGCTGTCGAAGTTGCTGGGACAGGAAGATTCGAAACGTAGAATATGCCAAACATTAAACAATGGAAGTACAGCCAGCGCCTTCTTGCGCTTCATGAAGAATGGGCTGTAAAGAACGGCTACAGGGACAAGCCACAAGCGACAAGCGAAAGGAGGAGCGATGGAAATCAAACACCCAAGCTATTACAAGAAACTAAGACAGCAGCGCAAAGCTGCAAGCGACCAGCTAAACGCGGAGAACTCTGAACGGTTCGTGAAGAACGCCAAGCCACAAGCTTCAAGCGACAAGCGTCAAGCGTCAAGCGGTACGTCAAGCAACAAGCGTTGAACGTGCTCCCAATTATTGTGTGTGAGGGAAGGTGTTTCCCTGTGATCTATCAACAGACCGTGGATAGATTCACTCCCATAAAGTTTTATGGAGCGAGAAGAGGTGTCTTCGAGCAGGATAAAATTACGCTTTGTCCTTGTCATGTGGAATAGTTTTTGATGTGGTGAGAACGATACTTTTTTACCCTTTGTAACTTTAAGCTCAACCATAAAAAATCCGCACATATCATGGTAACCAATCAAATCAGGTACACCAAAAGATGCCCAAGATTCTAGTCTAGTCCAACTGATTTTGGGGGTATTTTTCTTGAGAGAATGCCATAGTTTCGACTCGGCTTTCATCGTACACACCTTTAATAATTTCCTTTGCAACAATGGTTGCAGGATCAATAGATTTGTCTGAACTTGTGCCAGCCAAACTTAATATAAACATAATAGTCTTCATAAATTGACTTGTACGCTAGAGTACGATATATGTCAA